ATAAGTACCATTATAGCCGTTATATCTCACCACTCCTGTAGTAGAAAGATTTGGTGCAGTCAACTCCATTTTTCCTGTGGCAATAATATCAGCACCGCTTCCCGTTTGGGTAACATAGTAACGCCAAAAGCCCACAGTGCTACTAGTGAAGGATGCTTGACTGATAGCAAATTCTGAGTATCTATCTTTGAAATCACTCACATCATTAAGGTTTAAAGTCACTTCTTCCTTTGTTACTTCATGCTGAAATAAAAAGGTGTAGGTATTGCTAGTAGTTTCTCTTTTATCAAATAGGGCTATGTAGATCACGCTATTAGCCCCCTTCTCGATTATCACCATATCTATAAATACAAAATCCTTTCTTTATGTACACAAAAAAAACAGCCCCAAAATTAGGGCTGCTTTTCACATCTAAACAACAAACCAAATATTAGTCAACCGGAGGAGTTCCTGTGAACAAGGCTGCCAATTCCTTCTCATTTCCTGTGAAGGTCAAGGTGTATCCATTACGATCACCGAATGCAGTACCTGATCCTGAACCGCCACCTGTCAAGTCAAGTCCATTCACTTCACCAAGTACCCAAGTCTTGTCATTATTGTCAAGCACCAAGGCTACTAGTCTATTCTTAGCAAGCAAAAGGATCTCATTTCGAGTGTTTACCTGCAATTTATTTAGGATGATCTCCAAGGTCTGAGCATAGAAAACAGTGCCATTCTGAACATTGGTATTCACAGCCTCTGCAAAGTTGGAAGATTCCTTTACTAGGTCATACTTCCAAAAATACTTGCCTGAATCCATAGTCACACCGGTGTAAGTTCCGGCACTTCCTGTCCATGATGCAATATCTTCTACGGCTGCAAACCATACTGCCTTCAAACCGCCGATTGAATCTTTGCAGTCAAGGGTATAGTTTTGAGTTAATGCGCAAGCCATATTTATTTTTATTTTAAGGTTTTAAAATAGGGTAGGGGTGAATCCCCTACCCGTGATTTATATTAAGGTGCTACATACTTCTTCCAGAATACTACTTCATCCGGGAAGGCAATTTGTACACCTAGCTTGAATTCAACTACAAATCTCATCTCATCCGCCTCTTTTGCATAGAACAACTCGAAACGATCCTGCTCATTCAAAAGGTCAGTACCAAGGTACATGTTGCTCATAGAAAGTCCGAAAAGCTGATCTGTTCCGTTCAATCCGTTAACACCGATCAATTTGATAGCAGTACCCGGAACAACTAGTTCCATGTTAGCAGCATCAACAGGGTAGTGGTAAAGGTTAGCATCACGCAAAGCCAATACATACTCACGGAAAGTATCGTTTCCGCAGAAGATAACTACATCAGACTTGTCCAAAAGGGCAGCAGGAAGGGCAGCGAATACCATGTCCACAGCAGCAATAACATTGGAAGTAGTCAAGGTAGTTTGGTTAGCAGTGTTACCATTGATAGGATCACCTGCACCACCAAAGCCAAGCGCATTGATGATAGTACCAAAGCCCATGAACTTGTTCAATTGTCCGTTTTGGCTTCCTGTATCACCCTGCCAGATAGCAGTCTCAAGGGCTGCACCAATTCTAGCTACTTTCTGAGCAGAATACTCAGCACCATAAGCCATGTAGTCATAAGTAGATCCTTCTCTCAAAGCCTTCTGAGTGTACTTAGCTTCAAATGCTTTAGGGCAGATTGATTCTTGAATCTTGATTTTACCTACAGTGATGGTTCTCTGAGTGATGGTAGTAGTTCCAGAAGAAGAGAAACCGCAAGTTCCGCCTGCTTGGAATACCGCATCGGTAGTCATGATGTTGATAGTTTCAGCGGATTTGATACCCACCTGAACATTACCTAGTGCTTCGATCAAAGAAGCAGTTTTTGCTGAGAAGATAGCAGCAGAAGTAAGCTGCAATTCGTTCTCCTTTACATAGTTAGTTAAACCTGATAAATCTAGTGCCATTTTATTTTTGTTTTAATTTTTGAAATGCGTTTTGAAGGCTGTTATACCTGTCTACTTTTTCTACTTTCAATTGCTTTGCAAATTGATTAGGGCTAGTGATAGCTTTATCACTTGGTTCTTTTGCTAGAGACTCAAGGACTACTGCGGACATCTTTACCGCTTCCTTTACTTCTTCCGCTTTCTCTTCCATTGCCTTAACCTTTGCAGTCAATTCTTCTACCTTTTTTTCAAGGTCACCCATTGCTTGCTCAACCTTTGCCATTGCTTCATCCTTCTTAGGCTCTTCTTCAGCAGGTACTTCTTCAGCAGCTTCGATCTCAATTTCAACCTTTGCTTCTGCTTCCTTTACCTCTGCAATTTTACCTTCTTCAAGGACTACCACGATTTCTCCGGATTCAAGTTGATGCTCTCCAACAGGTGCAGGGATTTGCGCCCCGTCTTCACCAATTACAAAGATCGAACCTGCCTCAAGATCATAGGCAACCGCTGTGCCATCTACTAGCTTACCTTCAACCAATGCGAAGGCAGCCTCTTTCTCTTGCTCAGAGAAAAGAAGTTTTTTGATTTCTACTAGTGCTTCTTTTGCGTTCATGATTATAAATATTAAATTGATTTTTAGTGTTCAATTTGTGCTAGGATTTTGAAGATCTGCTGCATGATCTGCTCCTCCTGCGTGATAACCTTATTGGTCTTCTCATAGCGGAATAGTCCCTCCACGGAAAAGCCTTTGAAAGTTCCTGCCTTGACCTCATTCCAGATCTTGTCATTGTCTACTTTAAAGCTACCAAACCATGATCCATTTGAAATATCCTCAAATCCTTTTGGAGGCATGATTCCTTTCTTACGATCAATGATAAAAGATTCAAACATATAGACCCCATCTACCGGGGTGCTATGCTCTACATTTACCTTGGATTGGTAGCCCTTCTTGAAGAATCTCTGTACTATCTTCTTGATCTCAGCAGCAGAAAAGGATACATAGTATTCCTCATCTTCATCCCTTCTGTAGATCGGAAGATCCGCTATCATCAAAGCCCCTGTTACGATTCTCTGCTCTTGGTTTTCAATGCTGAACTTGTTGAATCCAACAGCCCTAAAATCTTCTTGGTTCATCTTGCTTTCTGCCCATCTTAGCATAGGCTCACCACCCCATAGCAAATACGAAATAGTCCCACAGGCTTCAGTATCTTCAGGGTTATAGTATTCCGCTGCTCTACTTAGGTAGGAATATGTTCTTCGGATGGTCTCTCTCGACAGATTTTCGCCTGCCATTATTTGAGTCGCACGAACTTTTCCCACCTGAGTAGCGCATCTATTCCCTACTGCCTCATTCAAACGGATTCCCCGTTCTGCATTATCCTTTGCTGATTGAGGGTAGTCATTATATGAATCTTCTTGAAATCTACCTTCCCATTGAGTCGAGCAGATAGCTACTGCTTGATCAGATTCCTTGCCTTCATTGATCATGTATTCAATGCATCTAGGAAGAAAGTCTTCTTTGCTTTCCCCTTGGCTAGGCTCTACAAATTGCTGAGAAAAGGCTAGGAAGTTTTTCTGAATCGCAGGGTATTCTACTAAGGCTATGAAGTCTACTTCTTCTTCGCCTTCGATCGTATCCCCGATCATCATCTCATATAGTGGTAGTTTCTTTTCCATATCTGTAAGTATTAAAATCCTGCCCTTCGTTCAATATCTGCTACTCGCTTCTGAGTTCCTGTCACATCACTTTCAACCACATAGGCTCTCAAAGGTTGCGTAGGTTGCATGGCTGCACCTAGTGCCGTGATCGGGCTGTTTCCTATGGTAGGAACTTGCTGAACAGCAGCAGGAGCAGAAGCATTAATTGAAGGAGCAGAGGCAGCACCGCCTCCGGGTACTTTTGTTTTTGCAATCTCCCTTACATTCTTGATACCACCTGCCACCGCAATAGCAGCAGCAATCGCAGCACGGATAGGGGAAGATGGATCACCGGGAACTAGTTGAGAAACATAGGCTTTCTGCGCACCTAGATAGGTATCTATCGTAGTAGCAGCTATTGCCGTAGCTTTTCCTGCTGCTGTGTTTTTACCTACTAGGCTTGAGACTGTATTCAATAGTCCTGCTGCCATTGCTGCGTTCTGCATCTTGGCTTCATTCTCTTTCCGATCAATCTCGATCCGTGCATCTGAATAGCCTTTCAAGGCTTCATTGTATTGCTGCTCTGTGATCAATCCCTTTTGAAACTGCTCAAGGGATAGGGCTTCTTTTCTATCAATCAAATCCTTCTGAATCTGGAAACTAGCATCCGCCTCCTTCATCTGCATATCCAAATCAAGCAAGGCTTTCTCTGCATTCTGCTGATCAATGGTTAGCTGAAGGGCTGCAAGTTGCTGCTGCTCCTGTTGGGCTAGTTCTAGCTGAAGTGCAATCCTTTGTTCTCCGGTTAGCTTCTCATTTGCTAGGACATCCTGTCTTCTAGTCTCAAAGTCAAGTAGGATCTGCTGCCTTGCCTTTTCATTTTCATCTTTGATTCCTGCCAAACGGATCTCAGTCCTTATATCATTTAGCCTTTTCTGGAAGTCTTGCTCCCTAGCATTCGCTTCTTCTTTGTACTGCTTATCAATCTCAGCAAGTCTGTTCTGCCGTGCCATTTCTAGGCTGCCGTCATCCTTGATCCCTGCCTCTTTTAGCTTCTTTCTTTTCGCTTCAAAATCCTTTTCTACCGCTGCTTCTTCCTGCTGTCTCTTATCTAGCATTTCTAGCTTTGCATCTTCTAGAATGCCTTGCGCTTCCAATTCTAAAGCCCGTCTTTTATCGGCTTCCGCCTTTGCCTTTTCTGCTGCTGCTTTGCTTTTCTCCGCTGCTGCCTTTTCTTGCTCCCCTTGGAACTTGTAGAAGTTTGCTGCCTCCACAGCGTTTTCGGTTAGGAGTTCCTTCTGCCTTTTCTGTTCTTCATCCGTGAGTTCTCCTTTGACTTTTGCAGTCTGTTGAAGAAGGGCTAGTTCGTTATTGATCTGCTGCCTTCTTAGATCATAGATCTCCTTCTCTTTTCCTCCTTGGGCAGATAGTAGATTGATCTTATTGTTGATGTCATCATTCAACTTCTCATTTGACTTTCCAAGGGCTTCTAGGTTTCTTTCTGCCTCATTTGTCAATCCTATAAAGTCCGTGAATCCCGTGATCAATCCGCTGATGAATTTTCCTAGTTCCTCAAAAACAGGGAATAGTTTCATCATCACTTCCTTCACCTTATGCCTTACCGAATCCTTTAGTGGTTTTGGTCAATCCATCCGTTGCCGTAGTAGCAGACTTGGCAGAAGCACCCAATCCCCTAAATGAGATCTTGAGTTGTTCAGTTACTTTTCCAATGTCCTTGAGTTGGGATAGACCTTGAGACAAAGCCAAAGCCCCTTGCACTTTTAGGAGTGCCTTTTCTACTTCCTCCGATTCCCCACCGAATAAAGCCATAGCACCCTGAACCGCTGCAATTCCTCCTGCTGCCGTGCTTGCTGCTGTGGTTAATGCCTGAAACCTTTTGCCCGGATCGAATAGCTGTGCTGCCTCATTTGCTGCCTCTATCTCATCACGAATCAAGGCTACCTTCTGCGCTGCTTGTACGGCTTCACTAGAGAATTCCCCGTATTTCTGCCGTGCAACTTGTAGTTCTTGAGTCGCTTCCCTTAGTTGTTTTTTTAAGGGTTTGACATCCGCATCTAAAATGATCTTATTCTGTTCAGCCATTGGATTGGGTTTTTAAAGGTTAGGGGAATCGTTTTGATTCCCCATGTTTACTATTCTGCTTCTGCTTCTTCCTTCGGGTTCTGCTCCTGCACTTGCTGCGCTAGGAATTGAATAAAGGACATCCCGTACTTGGTAGGCAACTCTTGCGCCCATGCTTCTAGCATTTTGATTTGGTCTTCGTTAAGCGTTACTTTCATCTTGTATTTGGTTTTGGTTTTGTGATTGTAAATATTGTTCAATAATTTCTTCAGTCCAAACTGCCAAAGCAATCGCCTGCACCTTTGGATCTTCTCCGCTTACATCATCACCCGGATTGAGTACATGACGATGCAAATTTCTTGCAATTTCTACCCCATCTTTTTCAATGATGTTAGCAGTTCTTACTTGAATAGAGTTTATTTCTAAAACCTCTATTTTGTCTACGATTGATTTTTCTATTAGTGCCATTTTATGCCGTAAAATATGTAAGTGTTCCTCTTAAATTTATTGTTCCGCTTCCTAAATTAGAAATCGGAAGTCCACCATGACTACCAGTAGTGCCATTATTTGAGATTAAATCTCCTTGAGTAGTAGCATTTGCTCCTTGAAATACAATATTGCTAAGGGCAGCCGTTAAATTATCTAATAGTATACTTCCTATCGGATAAAAATAACCTCCTCCATTAAACAAAGTAAATGGAAAACTAGACATCACCATTGAACCTCCAGACATTGTATTTTTTTCAAATTCAATAAACCAAGTAATAGTCACCTGTCTTCCTATTTTTGTATACCATCCATTTCTCACACTATATGTAGGAGAACCTGTACCGCCAGCTGCTACTAATGTCGGTGTCCAAGTCCCCTCCTCATAATCATCCAAGGCATTAGCCGCTGCCGTGTCTCCGTTGAAGGTTAAGCCTGTTGAAGTAATCCTTGCGACTTCTGTGCCTCCAGATCCAGCCCATGTTTGAATTGCATTTGTTCCATCTTGCCTGATGTATAAAGCTGATTCATCTACATTACCACTATTTGATCGATTATCGTAAATAAAAGTTTTTGCACCTGAGCCTGATGATGTTCCTATTTGTAAACTCCCCCCCGAAGTGATGCGCATTCGTTCGGTTGCAGAAAAACTAGAATTTGAGGCACTTGTTCTAAATATTATATTGTTATTAGACCCTGTACTATTACCAAGGCAATCTATATATAACCCATTGGCTGTACCAAATGTGTTTTCTTGTCCATTTACACCCTTAACAACTAACGCAGTATCGGTAGCATTTAATACAAGTGTTGGAGTCCAACCTGCCGAACTTGTAGGATTAGCCGTGCCGATTCCTACGTTGCCTGCGGAAGTTATGCGCATTCGTTCGGCAGGTAATCCAAAACTTGGATTGGTAAAGAATAAAAGCGAATGATTATTTTCTCCGCCTAATTCAGTTTGGATGATTGCACTTCTTTCAATGTTATTAATTTGAGAAAAATATAACTTAGAATCTGAAGCGTTTAATAAAGCATTACCATTTAAAGTAAGCCTTTGACTAGGACTAGCCGTTCCGATACCTACATTGCCTGCGGAAGTTATCCTCATTTGTTCATTATAAGCATTACCTCCAGTTCTTTGACCGATTAAAAAGTCACCACCCGCAGAACCTGTAGTATTATCAAATCCAATATATCCGATCGCATTAGAACTATTTAATGAAACAAAACGGATGGAAGAAAATCCTCCATTTCCTGTGTTTTGAATCATTAGGTTTGCCCCTCCTGCCGGAGTAACTGAAGAAGATGAACTAGGAGAATATGCTGTAGATATGCTATCTACTACATGAAGTCTATGCCCCGGACTATCAGTACCAATCCCAACATTTCCACCGCCTGTAATAGTCATCCTTGTACCACCTCCTCCTCCTGCGTTTGTGCCGAAAGTCAAAGGTGTATTCCCTTGTGAACTTAGGTTAAAAGCAGAAGGAGTACTGAGGATATAGTGCTGAAGGGTAGTACCTGCGTTGTTAAAGAAGTTTAAAGCAGTTATGTTATCAGTATTACCTTTAAATTCTACACTAGGCGCACTTCCTGAAGCTGTAATATTTAAAGCAGGGTTGCCTCCTGATGGGGTTAAATTTGCAGTAGTAGCTGATACCGAAGATGAGAATGTGGCTGCGCCAGATGAGTTAATTGTCAGTCTTGCAGTATTGTTTGTGCCTAAAATCAAAGACCTTGATCCTCTTGCGTTGATTCCAAAGGTATCTGCACCGCCTGTTCCAAATAGCATTTGAGCCGTACCAATATCTGCAATAATAGTTCCGTTTGTTTGCCAAGTCAAAGCCCCACCATTTGTATTAGTGGAATTGATATTTCCAACAAGGTTACTAGGAGTTGATAGGAATAATTGACCTGCATTCACAGAACTACTAAAAGTAGCAGCACCACCCACGGCAATAGTAGCAACAACTGCATTATTTACTACAAAGGAAAGAGGGTGA